AATAAATTCTGATAGAGTAATTTTAAATTCAAAAGATTCATCAATTTTCTTGTTTTCTAAAAAAGGAATACACCTTAACTCTCTACAAGACGGAATTACACTAGACACAGCAGGACCAATCGCACTTAGTACACCAAATAATTTTTCAATTACTTCCGACAAGACGATAAGTATAACGGGTATTAAAGAAGATGTTATTATTTCAACAAAACGTGATGCAATTTTGTCGGGTGATAGAAACATTATTGTTTATGGTAATGAAATATTCTTGGGAGGTAGAAGTACACAGTCATCTCCTGTTGTTTTAGGACGGCAACTAAAACTATTTTTATACGAACTACTTCGTACTTTTATGTCCACTTCACCATTGACACTAGGACCAACAGGTGTGGTGAATCCAGCATTGATAGCTAGATTTTTAATTGTATTTTCAAAATATATGGTGCTCCCAGATCCATTTAATCCTGTGTGGGCATCGAACGATACATTTGCTATGAAAGTTAATACACGCACTATGGCAAGTGACTTACCACCAACACAAACACTAAAAAAGACTACAGGACTTGGTAGTAGAAGTAGTCAAGAAACATTTAGTACATCTGAAAAATTGGCAAGTAATGCTGGTGTACAAGATTTGCGTAGGTTCTATAGTGAAGAACTCATTTCTAAGTTATAATTTATGTCATTTATACGAAATCTTAGAGAAACAACCAGAATTGCTTCAACAAATCCGTATGTAGCAACATATATTCAAAATGCTGCGGTAGATGTATCAAAAATACCCGCAGTTTCAAGAATACCTGGTGACGTACCATTAGAAACATTAGTAGCATTATCTACATTTCAACCAACGATAATACCTGGTACAGTTGTACAAACAACATCACAAAATACACAACAAATACAAAATCTAGTAAACGCTAGATTACGTCAGTCTAATATAAACACAGCTGCATTATCTAACTTTCGACCATCTATTGGTGGTAACGCAATACAGAGAAGAACAAATAATGTAACAAGACTTCTTAATAGTAGACAGGCGGTTATAAGAGGTATAGATCCAAAAACACAACAATTGGTTAGAAATTTACAAGATTTACGACAGCTACAACAACTACAACAAAGGTTAAATTTACTAGCAGGAAGATTAGAACAAGAAATAACAAGATTCACAGCAATATTTAATGCAATAGTAAACGCACCTGACGCAGCAATATCGGCAGCATTGACAGAAATTATTAATAAACTAGACTTAGCAGAACGTGCATACACCGCTGCAAAAAATCTACTTATTGCGGTTGTAAAAGCACTAAATAATACCAGACGAGCAATACAGAAAGCGTTGTTCGAAGATATTCCAAAAGGAGCAGCGAGAATACGAACAGGATTGGATGCTTTAAACAAAATATTAAAACTACCAGAAATAAAACTTAGAATACAATTTCCAAAACGTCCAAAACTACCTCGTTTAAATTTTAGTATTCCTGATTTTTATCAAAAATTTAAGAAACAATTAGAAATATTAAAAAAGAAAAATGGTGTGTTTTACCAGAAAGCATATGATATGGCTGTGCAACAATCTGGTATAGAAATTGTTGATCCTAAAAAAGACAAAGTTCAACAAGGTTTAACAAAAGCAAGAAATTCTCTCAAACAACTACGAGCACAGTTTATAGCAAAACAAGCAGTTCGTAACGAAGCTATTAATAAAGCAAGAACACAACTTATCAATAATATACGACGATCAACACAAGTAACAGAACGTGAACGTGCAAGAATTATGAACCAAGCAAGTTCTGCACAAGCTAGAGCAAGACGGTTTGCACAAAGAGCACAAAATAGATTGGCAGATCTAGCTTCACGCCGATTATACCTCACACCGGACGAACAACGAATGATTGTTCCTCGTAGTCAAATAAATATTGAAAGAACAAATGTTCTTGGTGATTTACCATTTGCGCGACCAATTACATTAGGTGGAACCACCGTAGCAGGTATAGTACCAGGAACGGCGTTACAAACTGGATATACCACACCGGATGGTAGAACAGTCTATAAAGATAGAAGAACAGACAAATTATATGTGTTACAATCCCCACAAGAACGTGTAGCAGAACTAACCGCAACTTCAACAAATCGATTACGAGCAAACGTGGCAGAATTTAATACGACATTAAACGCCGTAAACACAGCTATAGCAACCGCCGCAGAAGTTAAGGCTACAATGAACAATAATGTAATTAAGGCACAATTTGGTATATCGTTATTAGAACAAGCACAAGCAGCTAATGATGTAACACAACAAGCTAGAGCACAAGCACAGGCAACACAAGAAGAAAGTACAGTAAGACTAACTACAAACGCTCAAGCAGATGCAAATGTTGTATTTGAAAATGATGAATTTTCAATAGATAGGCAAACACAAACTATAACAAGTAAAACACGAAGATTGTCTGCTGCAAGAGCAACAAATGAAGCAACAAATTATAATACAAGAACGGCAGCTTCTAATGGATATACTATTCCGTTGACTATCAATGCAAGCGGACCCAGAAGAATTGAAGTTAATGGTCAAGCAGTATATGAATTGACATTGATTATACGATATAGAGATTTCAACCCACTAAACAGCGTAAGACTTGCGCAATTGGGGCAGGCACAATCTACAGTAGTATTACCTCAAGTTTCACCACCAATATCCATAACAGGACTACCAATATCAACACAATAAACTGGTCTAAATCGTTCTAAATCATAGTATTTAGATATTTAAATAGAGGGGCTAAAATGGTTATTTTTTCAAGGAGAACAAAATGGATAAGACATTATTAAAAGCATACATTCGTACTGTGGTGGAAGAAGAAGTTAATAGACTTCTTCCAGAACTTTTGGGTGAGGCTGTTGCACAAATCAAAGGTTCACAACAAGTTAACGAAACAGTATCAGCACCAAGTAAGCCAAAACTTGACCGTTCAAAGTTGGCAGCTATGATGGGATTGGAACGTATCGGTGATACCATTACTGCTACGACAAAAAATATGCCACTTCCGGAAAATATCCCACAAGGTGTCGATTTAAACAGCCCATCAGTAAAACCAGCGGTAGAAGCTATTACAAAGGACTACAGTGCTTTAATGAAAAAGATGGGATTGAGCAAGTAAAATGCCAAAAACCGTATATCTTGGGTCAACACTTCCTTTACAACGTGGTAATCGTGGATATTTTCAAACCACGGTAGATCCATTGGAAAATGAAAAATCAAAGTTTATCAATTTAATATTGACCAAGAAAGGTGAACGTGTGTCAAATCCAAATTTTGGATGCGATTTATGGCGATTATTATTTGAACAAAAAAACGGAGATACCCAAGATTTGGCAAAGCAATATGTAATTGATGCGGTCAATACGTTTATGCCATATTTGATTTTACAAGACATTCAAGTAACTAATTTAGACACGTTTGTAAATGACAATTTTATTACCTTGTATGTAAGATACGGATTTACTAATAATCCACTAGCATCTGACTCAGTTTTACTAAGTGTAGGTACAACGGTATCAGGTCAATTAGTAGCGTCAGGAAGAATAGTAGGTTCTAATTCGACGGATATAAACAATGATCCACAAGCAATACGGGCTTTGGGAAGAAGAACAACTTCCAATGGATTAACTATTTAATTTGAGATAGGAAATGGCTACAACCAATAATGTACTAAATAAACTATCGGTAGCACCAAAGGAAGTTAGTTACCTCAACAAGTCGTTCGTAGACTTTAAAGGTGACTTAATTACCTTTATTAAAAACTACTATCCTACCACCTGGACCGATTTCAACGAAGCAAATCCAGGCATGATTATGTTGGAACTTGCGGCATATGTTGGTGATGTGTTATCATTTTATGTTGATAATCAATTCAAAGAAAATCTTTTAGCGTATGCGGAAGAAGAAGGAAACGTTATTAATATAGCACAGGCTATGGGATACAAACCAAAAACTATAGTTCCGGCAACAGCAGAGGTATTAATATCCCAAATTGTACCTGCACTTGGTGCGGAAGAAGGATATATTCCTGATTCAACATATTTTCTTAAGATAGACAGAAATTCTACTATGTCTACAACCGCACCAAATATAGTAACATTCAGAACAATAGAAATGGTAGACTTTTCAGATCCTACAGGTAGATCCATTACCCCTCGACAATTAGACTCTACCACACTGTTACCAATAACATATTTAGTTACAAAAAAAGTTAAAGTAATCGCAGGTGATGTTCGTCAAGAAACATTCACATTTGGTGACCCAGAAAAATTTTCTACTGTTACTATAGGTGATATAAATGTAACAGGAATAAACAACGTTACAGATGCGGACGGATACAGATTTTACGAAGTAGATTATTTAGGACAAGATACTATAATAGATGATAAAGAAGTTAGTTATATCGGTAGTGTAAGTGAATCGGTCAGCCCAACATATGCGATTAAATATAGAACGGTTCCTCGCAGATTTGTTACCAGATTAACACCAGACAAAAGAACACAGTTGATATTTGGTTCTGGAAGAGGAAATGCATCCGAAGATATCGTATATTTGGATTCTCAACAAGTTGCAAACTCTGAATACGGTACGCAATTGGCAAGTGTGTCACTAAGTAACACAGACTTACTAAATACAGATAATTTTGGAATCGCACCAGCAAATACAACATTGACTGTAACATATTTTTCTGGTGGTGGTGTAGATACCAACGTGGCATCAGGAACTATAGTAAACGTAGGTCAGTTAAACATATTAAATAGAACAACAGAATTAAATCAATCCGAACTTGATTTATTTAACGATATAGTAAATACAGTAACAGTATTCAATGAAATGCCAGCAACAGGTGGTCAAGACGGTGAAACAGTTGAAGAAATCCGTCAACGTGCTTTAGCAATTCATAGTTCTCAAAATAGAATGGTTACAAGAAGAGATTATGAAGCGCGTGTGTTGGCAATGCCTGCAAAATATGGTGCCGTTGCAAAAGTACTAGCTGTACCTGATACTACACAAAGTAGTATACAAGCAGAACAAACACCGGACGGAAGAGTTGTTAATTCAACAAAACCAAATTCTATTAACGTATATGTTATCGGATATAATCAAAATAAGAAGCTCACTACGTTAAACGATATGGTTAAGAAAAATTTACAACAATACCTATCGCAATATAGAATGTTGACGGATCAAGTAAATATTTTAGATGCATTTATTGTAAACATAGGTGTAAATTTTGATATCACTGTGTATAAAAATTATAATATGTCTGATGTTGTGGTCGTATGTTTGGGGGCAATAAAAGAATACTTTGACAACAGTAAGTGGAATATCAACCAACCAATACGATTGGGTGATTTAGCTTTGCTAATACAATCACAAGACGGTGTGCAAAGTGTAAATTCATTAGAAATTACAAATAAATATTTTTACAAGGACGGTAGAGATTATCAAAATTATCGTTACGACATAGCAGACGCAACCGTTGATGGAATCATATATCCATCACTTGACCCGTGCATCTTTGAAGTTAGATACCCAGAAGATGATATTGTAGGAAGCGCAAGACAATGAGATTACTTTTAACCGCCTCCGCAGATACTACTTTATATAAAAGATATCCAACACTTAATTCTGGATTGGATGAAATTATAGAAGTAGGTAAAGTTGCAAAACCAGAAGATTTGGAAATTGCATATTCTTCTAGTGCAGCAAGAGCACTAATTAATTTTACATTACCTGTTAGTGGAACAATACCACAAACCGCATCATTCTATCTTAATTTAAAGATCGCAAATGCACAAAAATTACCATACACACAACAACTGGACATATATGAAATTTCCGGTTCTTGGGTAGAGGGTGGTGGATACTTTGTACAACAGATTAAAAATCCACAAGATGGTGCTACGTGGAGTGGTAGTAATGCAGCAACCAGCGCATCGTGGGTTACATACGGTGGTGATTATTATGCATCACCATCTCAAAGTGTCGTACTTTCTGACTATCCTTTACAAGACTTGAGAATAGATGTTTCTAGTATAATGCAGTCCGTATTAACAAATAATAGAAATTTCAAAGGATTTGTTATCAAGTTCCCGTCTGGATCAGAGGCAGATATGAACAATGAAGGTAATATTAAATTCTTTTCTAGACAAACACATACAATACATGAACCAATATTAGAAGTTGTATGGAACACAAACACATTTTCTACTGGTTCTTTAAAACCAATCCCAAGTACATATGATATAGAAGTAGTTGCTAAAAATGTAAAAGAAACTTATGTTCGTGGATCAAAAGAACGAGTACGATTGGTGGTCAGAGACAAGTATCCGCGAAAAAACTTTGATGCAACTTTACGTTATAAAAATGTATACTATTTACCAACATCTTCGTATTTTAGTATCGTGGATAGACAAGCAGGAACAACGGTGTCTCCAATAGATGCATATGCAAAGTTGGACTGCGACTCCACAGGATCATACTTTATACTAGATACATCAAATCTGTATAAAAACAGAAATTATGCAGTCAATTTAGAAATTGATAATGGAAGTTTTGATAAAAATATTGTTCCAGAAATATTTACGTTCTGGGTAAAGTGATATGACTTTTGATGACTTGATTAAAACGTTTAAAGTGCAATCAGACTTAAATAGACAGTTCTGGACACCGGAAAACACACTTAATCCAACTATTCGCAAGGCTCTTTTGAAAATTGCAAAAGAGTTTTATAATAGTATTGAACTAGAAAATAAACCAAAAATCAAAGACATAGTATTCACAGGAAGTTTGGCAAACTACAACTACTCAGACTATTCTGATATTGACCTGCATTTATTATTTGATTTTGGAAAAGATAAGGAACTATTATCGCAGTTTTTCTTGTTGGCAAAGTCAAAATGGAATGATAAACACGATATTACAATCAAGGGGTATGATGTAGAAGTATACGCAGAAGATGAAAAATCACCACACGTATCAACTGGATTATATAGTGTAATGAAGGATACGTGGATTAAAGAACCAAAGAAAGAAACCCCTGTATTTGATGAATTGGACGTAAAAACAAAGGTCAATTATTTTTTGGGTATGGTCAAGCAACTGTTTCAACAATATCAAGAAGGTAAGTTGGAGGGGTTAGATACCAAGATTGAAAAATTACGTGATAAATTGTCAAAGTTTAGACAAAGCGGATTACAACTCGGTGGTGAGTTTTCGGTGGAAAACATCACATTTAAGTTACTACGTCGAGCAGGATATATGGATAAGTTAGCAAAGTTACAAGACACAGTAAAAGATAAACAACTTTCAGTTGCGGAAATAAAGTAATATGTTAACAGCTATAGATAAACAATTTAGAGAACTTGTTGATAACCCATTACCAACGGGTTCATCAAATTTGGTATTGCGTGTACCGTTATCTACTGGTGAAGTAATACAGTTTACGGCAGAATCTGAATTTTTTACACCAAGACAAATAGTAACAAGTACAGCAACTATATTAGGACTACCAAAATCAGAATTGGTAGAATATACGGCAGGTAATGTTCCTGTTGTAAAATTGCCTGTGGGAACAGCAGAAATACAACCGATACAAAAATATCCAGTGTCTATCGTTAGTGATGTGTATATTGACGCACCAATTGATAATTTTTTTCAAGAATTAGCTGATGACTTACAATTACCTGATGATCCTACACTTAATCAATTACGTGACCAACGAGACGCCGCAATGCGAGCAGCTATGGAATTGGAAGATTTGGCCGCAGCTGCACAACTAGGAGATCCTGACTTATTTGAAGAAGCAGACGAAGCAATCGATGAAGCATTTGCAGAAGCAATACCACTCGAAGAACCAGACCCAGCTTCTGAATTAACACCGGAAGAAGCAGATGAATTAGCAGCGTTAGACTTTGTTGGATTATCTGATATATCTGGTGTAACTGACGGTGCTGACGATATCATCAACCCAACACCTGAAGCATTGGATGAAGATTTAATTACCAAACTTCCACGAGTACCTGGAAGTAGTAAAATTGAAGGAATTGATACCATCAATAAAGCAATTGATTTGTTAAATCAAGGTATTCAAGCAGTTGAAGATTCTACACAAACTGGTGTGGATGAAGATGGTAAGTGTAAATTTATTACTGTGGCAAAAGGTAAAAAAGGTAAAAAATTCCTCGGAATAAAATATAAAAAAGCCAAAGCAGAAAGGAAAGTATCTAGAGCAGAAACAGAAGCAAAATTAAAATTAGTCAAAGAAGATATTGCAAACCAAGAAGCAAGTCCTACAACTATAATACAAACTACAAGTGGTGTTCCTACAACAGTAAAAATAACAAAATCAACTTTTTTTGGTAAAGCATTAGGTGCATTGACAAATGCTGGATTTTTTTCAACATTGATTGGAGTAGTAGCAGCACCATTTACTGGTGGTGCATCATTAGCGCTGGGGTGGGCAGCTGGTTCCGCCGCCGTCGCCGCCGCAGGCCTCGCATCGGTTGCCGGAAACGCTTTGGGTGCAAAACAAGTTATACCTAAAGGATATCGACCGATGAGAAAAGATGAAGCATTAAAAGTACTGAGAAAAACAGCAGAAAAGCTAGAACAGATATTAAACAAGGACTGTGAATAATGCCAAATCAAAGTAACTTTGTTCAATTAATTCCTGGTAGTCCTAGATCGTTTTCTATATCTCGTATCGCAATTTCAGAAGGTGATCCAGATATATTGCAAGGTAGATTACCTGGACAATTTGGTTTTAGTTTGGATGACAATATTGAAATGCATTTTTACGATAATTCCAATAATCTTGTAGGGTCAGTAATAGTGCCTGTTAGCACGGGAATAGTATCGGGTAAAACATTACTATTACCAGACGGTACTGTGGATGAAAAAATTTTAATAGATATGAGTAGAGTCCAGCAAGAACTTGGACTAATTGTACCGCCTGGTAATTATACCGTTTCTATAAACTTTTTTTCAAATGAAATTGGTAATTATACAAATCCAAAAATGATAATTGAAGAAGTTTCACCATCTCGAACGGAATTACGATTGGGGTTTACAAATACAGTAACACAGACGGAACAAACAGAATTATATGAATTTGTACAACCATCTGTACCAAGAGTTATAGCAGCTGGATTGGTGGCGGATACACTAGGTATAAACCAACAAGGTAATCCTTTACAAATAGATGAAGAATTACAACAATTTATAGACACTTCTAGAGTTCAAGTTCAACAATTTATAGACTCGGTTGTTGAACAATTATTAGTTGTAAATCCAAGTGTAATAGCACAACTAGCAGATTTACAACCTGAAGCTCCGGATTACTTGAATTTGACAATCGAATACATCATCGGTTCTATTTATGATGAGTTGGTTAATTTATTGTCTTTAACAAAAAATACAAAACAATTTGATAGATTACAAGAAGATGAATTGAATGT